GGGCTCGCTGAAGGTAATCTCGTGAACGCCCACGGCGAACGCCCCGCTGGTCACTACTTGCGCCTCGCCGCCGGGCAAATAGTTGTGCGCGACCACCTCAACCGACGTCACCAGGGGTAGAAGCTGCAGGGATTGAGACAGGCCCTTGTCGGCTTTGGTCAGGCTGTAATTGGCCTGTTCGCTTGATCCAATCCGGCTCTTGTAAATCTTGATCGCGCTAGACCTGGAGCAGGACACGGACGCGCCCACGGCAAAGGCGATTTGCTGCAGGGCTTCCCGGTACTTGCATTGGGGTATCCAGCCCTTCACCATCACGCCAAGCAACTGGTTATCCAGTTCATACGGAAATGCAACCGGCCCTAAGATGGCTTCGATCAGCGTTTCCAGGGCGACGCCCGCCCCCAGCCAGATGCCGCCCCGGTAGGTCATGCGGTCAAGGATGCCCAGGAGATCAATCGCGTTGAAGATGTAATCGGTATCCGAGGTGTTTTCCCACTCATCCAGGTAATAATTTCCGAGGTAGACAATCGCGCTGTCGATCAGCTCGTACACCGCCAGCGGCTGCCGTTCTGCCAGGGCCGCGTAATAGCCTGCCGGGTTGATGATGCTAAACTGCGCGTCATTAGAGTACAGCCCCAGGTCAAGCGTGTTGAAGCGCACCTCGGCGCTCAGTTGGTCGGTTTCCTCTACCACCGAGGCCGTCTTGATCGCCGCGCCCTCGAAGCTGATAAGCTGGCCATAATCAATCCCGGTCAGGCGCAGGTAGCGGTAGGGGCGAGAAGTTGAATTGAACGTGACAACGATCTTCTTGAAATCGTTGACCGCCTGGTTGGTCGAAAACTCCGGGCCGGTCGGGTAGTAGTCATCTGAGCGGATAAACCCGTTTCCCGCATCGTAATAGGCCACGGTGATCGAATCGCAGTAATCCCCGGAGTGGGTCGCAAAGCGCAGGGCCAGACCGTTGGAGGACTGCGGGGCGCTAAAGGTCACGGTCAGAATGGGCGTCACGGCAAAGACGCCATCCTCGCCGCTCATGGCTAAACTCACCATGCCGGGGTGAACGCTGGTCAGGTCCGCGGGCAGAAATTTATACTCCCCGTCCAGCAGCCAGAAGTCGGGCTCATACGAGGCATACAGGCGGTTCGTGGCGCTGTCCGTCTTGAGATCGGCGATCTTCGCCCAGGGCTGCAGGGGCGAGGCCGTGGAAGGCGTGGACGCCTGTTTGATCTCCAGGGCGAACAGACCGAAGGATACCCGCGGTGTGGTATGGCTCATGTCACCGCCGGGGATTGCGCGATAAAGTTGACCGTCAGCGACTTCCAGAAACTGGCCGCGCCCTTATTTTTTACCAACTCATCGCCCACATTGGAGAAGTAGGCCGTAAAAGTATAATTCCCGCTCTCGTCAGGAACAGTCACGGTATGGAACTCGGTCGCCTCGGTCAGCTTGTTCCATAGGGCCGCATAGTCTGACGTGTTGAGCGTGCGCCCGAATTGGAGCTGATAGTTGTAATAAACGCCGATCAGCTCCCGGTGCAGTACCCCGTCTTCGGTCCTTTCGGCGTATTTGTCCAGAAAGTCGGCCTTGCGCTTGATGGAAGCTACCGGGATATTGTAGGTCGTGCCATCTATGATGATGCTCATATCGCGCTCGCTCCTGAGATCAGCGAAACCCCAACCCGCCGGTTATCCTTTTCCACGTACGGCTTCAACTCGCGCACCAGCGCACCCAGGCTACCGGCGAAGTTGATGGTGACTTCCTGCCCGCCGAAGCCGGATAATTCCTCTTTGATGATCTGGCGAATGAGGTCATCGGGCGCTACAACCTCGCGCTTGCTGCCCTCGCCGATCATCGCCAGCATATTGGCGTGAGCCGGAACCACCGCGCCGGTTGCCAGCCCAGGGACCGAGATTTGAGCGGCAACCACCTTTGCCAGATCGAAACCGAACGTCGAGCCGCCAATCAGGGGTATCCAGTCGGGCACGGTAAATTTGAGCGTGTTGAGCGCGTCCACGATGAAATTGATCCCGCTGGCTAACGCCGAAAGCAGGCCGTTAATCACGCCCACGATAGTCCGCAAAGCGTCCTTGATAAAGCCCTTGATGCCGCCGAAGATGGTTTCAAACTTGCCGCCGATCCAATCCAGCACGGTTTCAAAGGCGTTCTTGATCGGGTCGGTGACATTCGTTTTGAACCAATCGGCCACAATCCCCCAAATCCGTTTGACGTTGCCCCAGGCGGTTTCAGCAAAGGTCTTGATGTTCGTCCAGGCTTGCTCGAACCAGCGGGCAATCGGGTCCGTGACGTTGGTTTTGAACCACGCGGCCGCTACGCTCCACTTATCAACGATCCAGTCCCAGACCACCCCCGCCGTCCGCTTGACTTCTTCCCAATTGGCGATGAGCCAAATCAGGATAGCGATAAGGGCAGTAACCGCCAGGATGACCAGGAACACCGGCGAGGTCAGGAAGGCCACCGCCGCGCCGAATGCGGTAGTTGCCGTGGTCGCGATTGCGGAAATCGCCGTCCAGGCGGTGATCGCCGTATTGACCAGCCACCAGGCCGCGGCAAATGCGCCAATCGCCACCACGAACGTATCAAACGCCGCCGGGTTCTCTTTGATCCACTGCCCCACTTCTTTGAGGCGTTCCGTCAGCCACTTGAGGGTATCGAGCAGGGCCTGCGCCGTCCAGGCGGCAATCGGTTGGAGAAACTCTTTCCAGAGCCAATCGGCCAGTGGGCCTAACGCCTTGAGGGCTTCGGTCAAAACGGTGATGCCAGAAGCCGCCAGTTCCAGGAACACGGGTAGGGCATCGCCGATGACCCATGTACCGAGTGGAACCAGCACATTCTCCCAGAGCCACAGCAGCCCTTCGCCAATCTTCACGGCAAACGGGGCTAAAGCGTCCCACAAATCCCTTAGCGCCTGGTTGATCGCGCCCCAGTTGATCTGGTTCAGGCCGTTGGTAATCGCGTCGATAAAGCGCGGCAAGCCCTCGCCCAATACCCACTTGCCGACCGGCACCAGGAAGCGGTTATAGAAGTCGATCAGGGCGGTAGCGACAAACGCCTTGAGCGGTTCCAACGCCTGCCCGAGCCGCTGCAGACTGGCAATCACCGGGGCCAGGGCTTCGAGCATGGTCTTCTTGAAGGCTTCGACCTGCCCCTGAATTTCCGAGATGCGCTTCTGCAGCTCCTCGCTCATATTTTTGGAGATGTTAGGCGGCTCGATGGATGCCCCTGCCCCGCCGCCTTTGGTCTTGGGCGTTTCGGGTTCGGCCTGCTGCAGGACATTCAATTCATCGAACGCCGCCAGCGCCCCCTTTGCCGCCTTGCCGGCTTTGGTGGTCTGGTTGGCTAGATTGCCCTGCGCTTCCGCGGCTTCATTCGTGCCCCCGGCTAACGCTTCAGTTTCACTGGCATACCCGGCGATGGTGCCGGATACGTCCACCCCAAAGAAGGCTGAGACAAACGCGGCAAAGGTCACAAAGAGACTGGTCAGCCAGTCCAACGCCATCTTGATATACGGGATAATGGCGCTCAGAATAGGAATAATCGAATTGCCGACCGCCACTTTGAACTTCTCAAACGACGCGCCCAAGGCCAGCACCTTGCCCGCGTAGGTCTGGCTGATTTTGGCCGCATCCCCCACTTGAAAGCGGGTTTCCTGCATGACGCCGTTGAAGGTGGCCTGATTTTTCTCGGCCTGCGTGAGGTTATTGGCGGTCTTGCCAATCGAGGCGGCATACTCATCCCACATCTTCGCCAGGTTCTTGGTGATGCCGGCGTTATCGACCAAAATAGAATTTTCGTTCTTGATGCCTTCGGTCGCGCTTTGGATCGCCTGGCCCATCGAGAGGGCGGATTGCCTGCCAAAACTGGCCGCATCCTTGATGCGGGTCAGCATCTCCTCGATTTGGGTGGAGGAAAAGCCGGTCAGGGATAAGTTTTTATAAGCGTTGATCGCGTTGGTCGCCGGAACCAGGCCATCGGCTACGTACTTTTCGATAAACGCCTGCGCCTGGCTGAAACTCTTGCCCTGCCCGTTCAAAATGGACTGCAGGCCGGTCAGGGCGGAGGCCAAATCGCTGGCCGATTGCACGGCGGTTTTCCCAAAGTTGAGAATCGCCATCGTGCCAAAGGCAACCGCAATCGCGCCGGCCAGTCCCTTCAGGGATGAGCCAATCGACTTGACGCCCTTGTTGAACCCGGCGGGGTCCAGGCGCGTGTCGATCCGGACAGAGCCGTCGTAGCCCGCGCCCATTAGTTCACCCGTTCCCGCTCATAGGCATACTGAGCATAGATGCCTGTTTTGATGATCAGGCGCTTGTACCATTCCAGGGTTTCGGCGTCCATGCGCTCAACCTCTTTTTTGATGTCGGGCTTTTCCAATAATTCAGTCAGTATCTTTGGGTCAACGGTTTGGGTTGCCACGTTTTGCCTCTCCTTCGCGGACCAATCGCATAAACTCGTCTTCGGCAGCCTTCGCTTCGGGCGGCACGTATTCAGGGATATTGAACGCCTCGCCCATTTCCCGCGCCGCCGCCCGTTCTTCCTTGCTGGCCGTCCCGGTCTTTACCCGTTTGCGCAGGCCGATCAACTGGCAAAAGGTAGTCTCGCTACCCAGGTCCATAAATAACGCCAGGAACTTCCACCAATGCAGCTCGGCGGTTTCAAGGTCAATATTGTGCGTCTGGCGAAAGGCGCTAAAGATCAACCCGGCGTCCTTATCGAAACTGTACAGCCTGAGCGGTGACGCCGGCTCGCCATCCTCGCCGCTATCCTTGCCGCCATTCAGGAACTTGACGCCCAACCGGAGCGCCTCTAGCAAGTCGTCCGGCGGTTCGGGATACAGGTTATCCAGCAGAATGGCCTGTTTCTCCAGATCGGTCAGCCTCATATCCTCGAAGGCCAGGATGACCCGCAGGCAGTCGCGGTAGTCGGTGCGGATCGGGATTTCTTGCCCGCCGATCAGAACCGCTGAGGGGAGCTGCTCGGTGAGAATGTTCATGCGTTTTTCTGCGGGTAACGCGCTAACGTATCTACCCCATTCGCCTCGGCCCACGCTTTCATGTTTTGATAGGCGTCCATGAGGTTCTCGATTTCATCAGCCGCATCTAATCGAGCTTTTCGGATTTCATCTTCCGAATGCCCATAAGGGTTCCTCAAAATATGCAGAACTTCGCGGCGTCGCTCGTCGTTCATTTCATCACCCGGCCCGACTGCTTCGGGCGGCTGTACTGCGCGGCCTTTTCGGAGCGCGCGGCCTGGATAAACGGCGTCACGCCCTCAAAGAACTGGGCGAAGGCATCCAGTACCAGGGCATCCCCAAAGACCTTTTGAGAAGTGCCCGCGCCAAATAGCCAATCAATCCGCCCGCGCATGTAGGTGCAGACCTCGCGCATCAGGGCCAGGCCGTCGGTCAGGTTGACCGGAATACCATCGGCGTCAAGCTCCTGGTTATCCAGCTCTGCCGCCCGCGCCTGGTATTCGGCCTGCTTGCCCCGGAAATCGGCAATCAGGGATTGGAACCGTTCGGCAAAGGCCACATCAGAGGGGTTGAACTCGATGAACTCCGGGCCGTCGTTGATCAGGATGCGCTTGATGCCGGTATTGATTTTTAAGCTGTCCATAATCCTCTTTCAAAAGCCCCGCCCTTTTGGAGCGGGGCTTTTCGATTAGCTCTTTGTCACGTCCACGCGGTAAATCCCAACTTCGCCGCCCACGCCCGGCTCGGTCACGGTGATCGTGACGTTGTTCTCGCCTGCGCTCCAGGTGGCCGCGTTGCCGCTGATGACCGGGGTTTCCCCGTTGAGGATCGTCACGGTTGCCCCGGCCAGGGTGGTTGTCGCCGTGATTACGTCAGTGGCGTTGGTGGTCGCCGTTGTATAAAGAACCTGCCCTGCTGCAAAGGTCGGAACCAATGTCAGCGCGCCAATCGTCAGCACGGAAAGGCGCGCGACTAAGGGTTTGCGACAAACGCCAGGGTTGAGGGGTTGAATGTGCCGATAGTCGGATCGCCTTCGAAGTTGATGGTGTAGCTAATCTTGGCGGATGCGCCGCCATCCCCACCGAAGGAGTCGATTTGCAGGTTGGCAGCCTGGCGTTCGGCCGGATAGGCGCCGCCCGCTTCAGCCTCGTACAGCCACACGTTGACGATTTCCACCTGGGCCGCAGCCAGCACCGCGCGGGCCTGGCGCTTGCCGTCCACGAAGTCAAAGACGGTATCCCCGGCCTTGCAGGTGGCTTCAATCGGCATGGTCGGCTTATAGCTGTCGATCATGGTGACACCCGAATCCTGGTGGATATAGGTTTCCGAGCTGGTTTCCGGGTTATAGTTGATCGTCCCGGTGGTGATGCCTTCCCCGACCAGGGACCAGACCGGTGTTTCGGTCGTGCCGGTGTTGAGGAAGGTCTTGAATGCAGAACGCTTTACGGTTGAAACAGTCATCTCACAACCTCCTTAGGGTTGCTGGGTGTAGGTTAATCGGCAAATGATTTGATAAATTCCGGTCGAACTCTCGCCTTGCTCGAACAGGCTACCCCACTGTACCGCCTCGATACTGGTTGCGGTCTTTTTGGTGGCAAGGCTGGGCAGGTTGCCCGCGTCGGTCTGGCTCTCGAACCAGTCCATGAGCCCTTCCAGGAAGCCCGAGGTTTCGATTCGCTCCAGGTCATCGGCGGTCGAGCGCACGGTTTCAAAGACGAACGGAAATTCCCGCTCTGAGGCTCCATTGAGGTAACGAGCCGTGATGCGCTCGCCCGGCATGGGTACAATCGCGTACTGGATGGGCGTCTGCCCGATCTGGTCCACGAGCAGAAGCGCCCCGCTTTCCAGGCCGGAGTAAGTCGCCAGGTAGGTACGAACCGCGCTGATCAGGCTCATTTCGACCCCTGTCCGGCGATCTTGCGAGCGCCGGCCAAAATCTTGTCTTTGTGGACGCCCTTCATGCGCTCAAACCACTTTGGCCCGCGCAGGGGTCCGGTTTCGCTGCCCACGGCGCGCGGGCTGTAGTAGTTCGCCCGTGCGTACGGCGCGATCCATTGGACCGTGCCCGAGCCGATCTCCGTCCCGAGCGTGCCCGACTTGATCAGCATGGACGTTCGCAGGGGCGTGAAGGGCTCGCTCAGTCTCAAGACTTCGCTGTCGACAAACATCTGCGCCCGGCTGTAATGCTGCTGCCAGCGGGGTTGAAAGTTGGTATTCCAGACGAGGGCCGCCTTACCCTTCGGGGTCAGGATGATCCTGCCTTTGGGTGTTTCGATGATCGGCCCACTCATGACGCGCCTACCTGCCAGTGATGCATTGCCTGGCTGCCCTGGTCCATCGTGTCCACGCTCTTGATAACCACCACGTCGTCATACTTGGCTTTCAGGGCGGTAACGGTAAAGTTGGTCGTTATTTCATCAGCGACCAGCCCCTTAACGATGATGTCACCGACGGCAAGCGTCCATTTGCCGGTCTTGACGGCCAGGGCATTCCAGGCAACGGGTTTGAGGTAGTTGGTCCCGAGCGAGCAGGGAACGTACACGGCCACCGAATCCGCGGCCAGCAGCCCAGAGCGAATCACATTGGCCGCCTTGCGGTTCTCCCACATCACGGCCACAATCGGCGCGCGCTGGTAAGCCTCGGCGCGGGTCACCGGGTCCACATATTTGTTGTAGACCGTCGCGGCGCTGTTAGTTTTCATCCGGCACCCAGGACATAAGACCGGTCAAACCTAAGTAGAGTTTGGCGGCTTGCGCGCAGCGTTTGCCTTCCGAC